ATACGTCAAACACACTGTTTTCAATGTGTGTATTAAAGCACTCTAAAATACTTAGTCTGACTGTTCTTAAAGAATGCTTTAATACGATCTAATTTTTAGTCCCACAAGAGGGATTCCATCCTAGTCGCCGCCCGTTTGTGCTTGTTTATAGTGTAGCACAGGACCTCGTTTCCTGTCAACACTTTAGGATCTATGCTGGAAGTTGATTCTTGACTCGCATGCGAGTTTCGAGCATCAACCTAGCACGTTCCAACTTTTCCCGAATCAACTTTTCACGTTGTTCCGGTGTCAGCGTGTGCTCTGTTGTGTACTTTACTTCACGCATTCGTTGTTTTAAATCTAATTTCTTCATTTTTCCTTTTCTAAAAACAAAAAACCCTAGGGTTTTTAATCCTAGGGTCCTTGGAGTTTGTGTGTAAACTTTTATTTACGACATGGTCTCCTGGACCCTGGTACCCTCTGGTGTGCGATCATATGACATGCTATTAATTGCCGACCAAATAGAGGGCGCGAAGCCGGCCTGTTTGGCTGAACAATTTGACATAGAATGTAATACGTTTGTTTGCATTTTTGTTTCTTTAAATTTACATACACCTTTTTATTGGCGCATGTGTGTATTGTATAGGTTTATTTATACAAGGTCAACCACTTGGTTGCTCAAAATACAAATTTTTTTCAAGATATTTGCCTTAATAAGTACACTATGCAACAGGCATTCAACGGAGTACACAGCGGCGAGATTTGGAATCAAAGCCAATGTCTAGTACACGAATACAACATCAATAACACAATATATCAAATACTACGCGATACCGGGTTTAGTGTAACTGACAATCCACGGATATGGAAAAAATCAAACCAAACAGTGATCGTCTGCCTGGTTGACGATATACGAAGTTGTAGTACAGACTATCACAGTGACTTGCCCTACTTGTTTGATGCCAATACCACAGTCATAACCGACAACTATATCACTTGTCCCACACAGTACCGTGTGGTAAGATTGCCCGCTAGTTTCTTGGGAATCTATCACTATGTGCCCAGCAATTACACATGGCGGCCAGAACGAGATTTTTCTTTTGCAGTAAATCGAATTGACCAACGCAGATTTATGCTGATGTTGGAAATCGGACTCAGAGTACATTTGCACAAAGGCCATGTAAATTTCAACTGTTATCGTCCAGGAAATTCCGTAGTGTCAGACCCTGCTCTTATTTCCACAACCCGGGCATTAGAACATTGGAATGACCATTGGAACCAGACCAGCAACGAAGACAAATCAAAATATCAAAAAAGTTATGAATTGCTAACAGCACAAATGCCTGTGCGCAATTATGAAATAGAACATGATGAAATTTTTAATCGGTCATATGTTAACATTGTGGCCGAAACCTACAGCAGTGACAACAACATATCACTGAGTGAAAAAATATTCAGAGCATTAGTAACACCTGCTCCGTGGACCGTGTCGTCGGGTCGATACACAGTGGCCTATTTAACTAGCTTGGGATTTGATACTGTGTCAGATCTAATAGACCACAACCATTACGATAGACTAATAGAAGTGCAAGAGAAGCAACGCATATTTGTATGGAAAAGCCTTGAAACTATTAAATCATTGAAGTCTCAAGATCTAGCTCTGCTACAAGACAGATGTCAACGTGCTGCCACACACAATCAAACTGTATTGGCCGTAATGGCTGCTCGGTGGCCCAATGACTTTGCTCAGTGGATCAGCATACTTACACAAACGCTAACCAATCCACAGGCGATCGGGCCCATTCAGTATCAAATTTAAAATTCTTAACTTGTGCGTCAAGATAATTTTGCATCATTGTCAGTCTGAGATCACTACTGTGCAGATGGTGGCCGGTGCTTTGATCGCCAATTTCTAACCACTCAAGTCCGTAGTCAGCACCAAACTGTGTGGCAGTAACTAATATTGTTGTGTTGTTGGCATCAAATTGGGTCAGTCTTATCAAGTCTTGATCGTTGTTAATTTGCTGCCAAGTGTTGTATTGTACAGCGTTCGATGCTGTGCATGTTATAACAACACTGACTGTGGATATTTTGGGATTTAGTTGCAGTGTCATCAGTCGTGTGTCGCCACAATCAACTACGTACTGTTCATGTTGTTGGTGTATCAACAAGGGCTTTCGTATGGGCTCTTTGTGTAAATTTTGATAAAAATAGTTGACCCGCAGTAATTTTGCAATTTCGTTTTGCAGTCCCGCCGGCCAAGACAACAAATCAGTGCCATACAAATCTAATGCTTGATTTACCACAGAACAAGATCCTTCGAGTGTCTGTACCGGAGTTAGTTGTGCAATGGGAAATGCTGGATGATAAAACATACAGTATGTTGATCCAAGTGCTGTTTTTATTATATCTGTCATGTTAATATTTACTTGTAAATACAGGCCATGATTGAAATACACGGTCCTACTTACACCTACTCTGGCGAGATTCTGTCCAGCCCCGAAATTATTTTGGTTCGTGACCACCACTATAGTCCCGACGAACACTGTTATCATGTGGAAAAATTATTGGAAAACAGTTCATGTGATCCGCAACAGCATCTGTTGGTATTTGATCATGTGACAGTACAAGAAGGATTAACTGAATATCCGTATGTTTGTTTACCTATGTTTTTGGCCCGAGAAAATAAAGAATTTATACATCAAGACATACAACCAGATTGGAGCCGTAAAACAGCTACATTCAACTTTATGATCAACAAACCCAGATCCAACAGACGTCGATTGTTGGCATTAATCGAACAACATAAATTAACCAATTATTGTCATTCTCTTGCGTGGAAAACAAATGACATTAATACCATACCTGTAACCAACTATGTCTTTGGCCCCGAAGTTGCGATGGACCAAGGAGTTCGTAACGGTTCATTTAAAAATGCACACACCTATAATAAATTGTTGCAGAAAACAGTGTTTGAACCCACTTGTATTTCTTTAATAACTGAACCTGCGTATTATGAAAAAGAAACCATAGTAACAGAAAAGACACTGATGGCATTATACGCAGGAACTATTCCAATGTGGGTCGGCGGTTGGCGCATAGCAGATTATATGGCCAGCATGGGATTTGATGTGTTTGATGATGTTGTTGATCACAGTTACCAAACAGAGTTGGATCCTGGTCGCAGATGTGATCTTGCAGTGGAACTTAATCTTGGATTGCTGACCAACTTTGATCTGGCACACCGCAGTCTTAATTTAGTACGTCTACAGCACAATTATGATCTGTTGCAACAAAATGTGTTTTTAAAAGATGTGTTAGAAAAAGCCCGACAGCGACCAGAGTTGCAGTCAATAGTTGCGCAGGAACTTTTCTAAATCACCATACAGTTGTGCCATGACTGCTTCACGACTGCCAAACATATAAACACCGGTTGGAATACGTTTGTCTATTCTAATGTAATACGGACTTTGCAGTTTACGGTCAAGAGTTAACACAATGCGTCGGTTGCCCGGTGTTGGTTTAATTTCTAGTTCATAATGTGCCAGATCTAACACACGACTGAATACATAAAATCCATGTTCGGTAAGACGCAGGCCACCAGTCTTGCGAATGTTTGCCCACCAAGTCTTAACAGCAACTTCAACGGGCTCGGCAAATTCTTCTGGCAGATTGGCCACCAGTGCTTGGGTTAATTTTAGTTTATCACGCACCACTGGGCTGAACTGTGTCGCCCTGGGTCAACAATACCACAGTGAACTTGTCGGTCTTGAACTGTGCGTTTAGTTTCTTTGAAAGATTGTGTGCATGGCCGGGATTGGAGAAACTGACTTTCTTGTACTTGGGCCCAGGGTGTTGCACTAACATGTTGCTGGTTTTGAGATTGATAGGAGAGTTGTTGTAGAACACAGCCCACACTCCTGCTGACGATAAAACCTGTTCAGTTTTGTACGTGGTTTTGTTTGTCAGTTCTAGAATAACTTTGGGTTTTGGTCTTGACATTCATTAAACTCCTACATTTATTTATGACAAATATAGGGACTTTTTAAAATGCTCCGCCCTTCATTTCCACTGTGATTTCGCTTTCTTGTGCGGCATTTACAGCAGATTCTCTTGCAGCCTGTAGTGCGATCAACAGCCTGGTAAGGTCAGCATGCAGGTCCTTGGCATCTTTAATGGGCATGGTAAAGTCTCTGGCACCACGTGCTTCAAAGCCTTGAAGGCGTTCAATAAATTTTTGTATGTGTATCATCTTGTCAAGTATCCTTTTAAGTCTGGCGGAGTCCATCCCACTGGCTTGAGCACTTTACCATCTTCGCGTTTACGCACCCGGCCTGTTTCGTGATCAATCTTGGCAAAGTTGGTTGCCATAACTTCTTTCCAGGCACCCTCGGCATCAAATCCTGCTGAATGAATGGCACCAATTGTAACAACCAATATATCGATCAGCGCATCCAGTTGTTCAGTCAAGTCATCGGCTTCAACTGCTTCTTGCAGTTCTCGATGCTCTTCGTCTATTAGACTCAAATACATTTTATATTGTGAAATAGAGTAGGCATCAACCTTTTGGTCACAGGCCTTCATGAACTTTTCTTGATCTCGGAATGGATTTGTCATAGTGTCACTTGTTCTTTGTTCTTAAACGGGCCTTGGTAAGGATAGCGTTGTAGTGCAATCAGTTTGGGATCCTGAATGATCTTCCAATTTCGTCCACGCTTGATAGAATACCATCCTGCGGCAAACCAACTTTTGCTTTTGGCAGTCTTGGTATAAATTGGCAAGTGATGCACCACGTCCCACACAGGATTATAACAACGACCTGCTACCGGATACCCGTGTACCACGGTATTGTCAGGTTTGGATGTTGTTTCTTCTTTGGCAAATACAATGTTTGATTCTTTGGCTGCAAGTTTGATTGTTTTAAATTGCTTTACTTGATTGTTGATACGAACTTGATATCCGCCATTCCATGCTTCGATGTTGCCAACTTTGCGATCATCTTCTTGTAAGATCCAAAACTGTTTGTCTGCTACGACTTTAGCTACTAACATTTAAAACTCCTTTGTATGTTTCATTTAACCAACGGCCAAACCCTTCAGCATTTTCACTACACCGTACTAGATCATACTTGCCGCAAAATTGCATAAACCTTACGCCCACCTGTCCGATATCCTTGTGCGAGATCTGTTCAATGATAGCAAGATCCACTGTGTCTTTTACTGCCTGTGGTTGATGTGTAAGATCAATCAACTGACGATTGCGTTCATAGTCATCCAACACACGGTGTTCTTCACCGTTATGGTCGGTCCATCTTTGCAACATCATGTTGTTCCAGTTGTAGCCTTTGGTTGTACGGTCTGCAAATGCTTCTTGTAGACCCACCTTGTTCTTGGTGCCTTTTGTTCGCACACCAGGAAATGCACTAAACACATTGTCGCTGGTATCGCCACGCATACATTTTTCGAACAACAACCATGCAGGATCAGGAATCTGTTTGGGTTCCTTGGTCTTCTTATCAACTACAGGTCGACCTTTGGCATCATAGATGCCTTCGGTGGTGATAAGTTCGTCTGTGATACCATTGTATTGTTTTACGTTTGCGGCCAGCAACTGCACAAAATCTGTGTCGCTACTGATCACAATGTGTTCGTCTTGGGGATGTAGAGCAATCCAGCGGGCAATAATGTCATCGCCCTCTGCAGTGGGACATCGAATCACACTGCAATTGGTTCTTTCTGACAAGTATTTAGTCAAATTATCATACGTTTCCCAGAACATTTTATCTTCTTCTGCTTCTGTTTCTGTAAGCGCGGCACGGGCTACAGCACGGTTTGCTTTGTAGGGTTTGTAGTGATCTTTGCGCCAGCTACGTCCCTCCAGTGCAAAAACAACATGGTCTGCTTCAAAACGTTTAACAACCTTGTTGGCACTCATCAGCGTTGTGTGCAGTGCTACTCCAACTTTTTCCCATGGATCTGACGCACGAAATGCAGTGTGCCTTGCACGAAAAAACATATTAGCTGTGTCAATTAACACATAACGCATAGAGAACCTTAGACTTTGTTGTGGGTATTGATATATTGTAACATAAAACGATTCCAAAAGCTATGGCCATCCTTGCCAAAATGCCAAGAATTGGGTGCAACTGTTTCTATTCCAGCGGCTCTGATTCGAGCATTGTATGTGCCTTCTGAGTTGTATGGGTCAATATAACTGTTGCCCCATTTTTTTGATTTCTTAATGCTACTAAAATCATTATTACCATTGAAGAAGATATGATTAACGCCCAGTTTGTTTAGTTCGGTATGTAACTGCCAAATTTCATCGTGCGCTTGTTGGGTCTTTTCTTTCCAATCTACTCCAACCACAAACTCTTTGTAGCGTTGTTTATGCTCGTCGGGGACATCATCCTGGCCACTGGCACCAATTTGATAATACACCCCATCAATCAGCCACTCTTCTCGTTCCCAGGTGCTCCATTGTATTACCATTAGCACTTCTTCGACATGATGTATTTTTTTTAACCAATCTCTGGTTGTGCGTAAAATTCTAGTGTTACTACTGGCACTTTCAGCATCACAGTGAAAACTGGCTCGTAGTGCATCGCTTAATCGCCTGCCCCAACTCACTGCTAAGTTTTCTGGATGCGGAGCACGACCCATGTAAAACAACTGTCCATCGTCCATG